GAGTGAAGAGCATTTGCTAGAGCTCATGCAAACACCACCCGACTGGCATAGATTCAACACAGATTCTGCATTCTTTGAACAGTTAATACATGTAAACAACCACTGGAACGTGTTAAAGAAAATGCCTGAGCCAGTAGACAGTGTTCCGCGGCTGGCCATGTTGTTGGCTATTATTAGGCCGGCCAAGCGACACCTGATTGGACGCTGTTGGCAGGAAGTTGGTGAAGATGTTTGGGTGCGCCCAGAAGATGATACTTACTACTTCAAGAAAAGCCACGCAGTGGCCTATGCGCATCTAGTGATTGTGAATATGAATCTGTTACGGAGTGACCTTGCGGACCAAGGTAATTGATCTACGTTTGGTTTTCTTGGCAGCAATTTCTTTAAGACTAACATAAGGACCCATTTTGATGTCCACGTCTTTGCTGTTCATGGTCTTGAGCACATAGCGGAATACTTGCCAATCTTGTTTGAGGAACACATTTATGGGTATGAGTCTATTGCTTTCCCACCACCAAGTCTCGCCTAGTTGTAGGAAGATTAGTTTTTCTTCTTCGGTACGCACACTGCCCAAATCGTACACGGTGGTAAGGTAATCATCCACGTTTTGTACGATACCGATGTATTCATTGCCGCCATACACTATGTAACTTACAAAAGGATATTTGTTTAATAAATCTATTATTCTGTTGTCCACGGGTTTAACCAAATTCACTAGATATTTATGGAACGAAAAGGTCGGCAAAAGATTTGGCTAATGCAAAAATTATGTTATACTGTTAAATGACCATGAACGTTGTACAAGACACTGTGAACAATGTGCTGCCTGCACGGCGCAAGAAGACTGACAAATGGATCAGCTTCAATGCAGTGTGTTGTCCGCACAATGGCGAAACAGCAGACACTCGCAGTCGTGGCGGCGTGATCAACAGTTCAGATGGTGCAGTAAGCTATCATTGTTTCAACTGTGGATTCAAAACATCCTGGCGACCAGGCTGGAACCTTAGTTACAAGTTCCGCAAACTGCTTAAATGGTTAGGTGCAGAAGAAAACACAATACAGTATTTGGTGCTGGAAGCCATTCGCATCAAGGACACAGTTGCGCCTGAAGAACAAATTCCAGCCACAGACATTGCCACTGTTCATTTTGTGCCTAGACCTTTGCCTGCAGAAACAGCATCATTAACTGAATGGGCTACTATGATAGCCATGACAGAGGATGACTATGTGGTCCCGGATCAGGTTACTCATGCTGTTGAATATGTGTATAACCGGTCAGTGGATTTTACAAAATACCAGTTGAGCATCAGCGACGATGAAGCGTACAACATGCACAAACGCATCATTGTGCCTTTTACTTGGCAAGGTCAAGTGATTGGCTACACAGGGCGAGCACTGTCAGATGAAGTCAAACCTAAGTTTCACAACAGCCACGATGCAGGCTATGTGTTTGGCATAGATCACCAATTGCCTGACGCTAAATTTGTGATCATAGTTGAAGGACCATTTGATGCAATGAGCATTGATGGGGTAGCAGTACTAGGATCACATCCAAGCGAAACACAAATTGACATCATCGACAACTTGTCTAGGGAAGTAATTGTGGTTCCGGACTTTGATCGGCATGTGGACAAACGAGGTAAAACAGTCTGGCCAGGAGCCCAGTTGATTGACACTGCTGTGGACTGCGGCTGGTCAGTTAGCTTTCCTGTGTGGCGAGAAACTTGCAAGGATGTAAATCAAGCAGTTGTCAAATACGGCAAACTGTTTGTGATAAAAAGTATCCTGGACTCTGTTGAAAAGAGTCGGTTGAAAATTGAACTAATGAAGAAGAAAAATGCTTGACCAGCTGACTGGATTTCACATTGAACCCACAAACATCTGTACACTGAAGTGCCCTAGATGTGCTAGGACCAAGTTCATAGAGCAGTTTCCACGAGCATGGCGCAATCATCAGCTGAGTGTGTCTGTACTGGATCGATTCATGGACATTGATCTTGCTGGCAAAGAGTTTGATCTATGCGGCAACACTGGTGATCCTATCTACTATGATCAATTGTTTGAACTGATACAGTGGATTCATGATCGTGGTGCTCGAGTGCATATCACAACCAATGGCAGTTATCGTACAGCAGAGTGGTGGGCTACTCTAGCCATGCTACTGACTGAAAAAGATTCCGTTGCGTTTTCAGTAGATGGCTTACCTGGTAATTTTACTCAGTACAGAGTCAATGCAGACTGGACGTCAATTGAGCTGGGCATGCTGGCCATGCGCAACAGCCCAGCTACCACGCAATGGAAGTATATTCCGTTTGCATTCAACGAGAACGACATTGAATCAGCACGTGAACTGTCACAGCAGTTGGGTATAGATCAATTTATAATCACACCCAGTGATAGGTGGGATGAAGAAGACTCACTGCGCCCCACAGCCTACGTTGGCGCTAGAGAACACCCTATAACATTGTGGCACAAACAGAGCAACATAGAGATTGATCCTTTGTGCAAAAAAGTGCATAATCAACACTACATATCTGCTGAAGGATTTTACATGCCCTGTTGCTATGTTGGCGACTACAGATTTTACTATAAGAGCGAGTTCCATAAGAACAAGTCTCAGTACGATATAAGTAAAAATACCATCAGCGAAATATTAACAACAACCCAGAATTTTTACAACAGCATTGAGCAAACAGCACCCAGCTATTGTACATATAATTGTCCGAGACTATGAGCAAAGAATATTCACCCGACCTACAACGACTATTTTTAGAAATGATGTTGCAAGACGCAGGCAGTTACGTGCGTGTGCAGAACATCTACAACCCGCAGAACTTTGATCGCAGTTTGCGAGCTGTGGCAGAGTTTATCAAAACACACAGTGATGACCACAAGGTCCTGCCCACCAAAGAACAAGTTCAGGCAGTAACAGGCGTGGATCTAAAAGCAGTACCAGATCTAAGCGAAAGCCATTACAGCTGGTTCATGACAGAGTTTGAACAGTTTACAAAACGGCAAGAACTAGAACGTGCAATCCTTGCGGCAGCAGACCTGCTGGAGAAGGGTGACTATGATCCTGTGGAGAAATTGATCAAAGATGCGGTACAAATATCACTTACTAAAGACCTGGGCACGGATTACTTTTATGATCCTGCGGCTCGCATTAACAAATACTTCAACTCGGGCGGGCAAGTAAGCACTGGCTGGCCGCAAATGGATCGTTTACTGTACGGTGGATTTAGCCGTGGAGAACTAAACATCTTTGCTGGCGGATCAGGGTCGGGCAAGAGTTTGGTCATGATGAACATTGCACTGAACTGGTTACAGATGAATTTGAACGGTGTTTACATCAGTTTAGAACTTTCAGAAGAACTCACAAGTCTGCGCACTGATGCCATGTTGACCAGTACCAGCACCAAGGACATTCGCAAGGACATTGACACAGCTACCCTCAAGGTCAAGATGGTGGGCAAAAAGACTGGTAGCTATCAGGTCAAAGCCCTGCCAGCACAAAGCAACATCAACGATATTCGTGCATTTTTGAAAGAGTTCCAGATCCAGTCAGGCAAGAAAGTAGACTTTATCATGATTGATTACTTGGACTTGCTCATGCCTGTGAGTGCAAAGGTTAGTCCCAACGATTTGTTTGTAAAGGACAAGTATGTGAGTGAAGAACTGCGTAACTTGGCCAAGGAACTGGGCATCTTGATGGTAACAGCAAGTCAGCTGAACCGTAGTGCTGTGGAAGAAGTGGAATTTGACCACAGTCATATCTCCGGCGGTATTAGTAAAATTAACACAGCAGATAATGTGTTTGGTATTTTTACTAGCAGGGCCATGCGTGAACGTGGGCGATATCAAATCCAATGTATGAAATCACGTAGTTCAACAGGTGTAGGGCAGAAAATTGACTTGGAATACAACATTGAAACCATGCGTATTACAGATAACGGGGCAGATGAAAACACAGACAGCAGCCGCCGACCATCTGTTATCATGGATCAAATCAAAAGTAGCAGTAGGGTCGTGCCCAACAGCGAACATGTGGACACTAGTACAGGTGAAATTACGCCTATCAAGGCCGATGTGCAGAGTAACAAGCTAAAACAGATGCTTGCAGGGTTGAAAACACAAAATACATGAATGAAATGTCTATTGGCTCCAAACACTAAATAGTTAATAAATTGGAGTCTGGTCTTGCAAAAGAAAACCCGTAGCCTGTTAGACGAATTAGACAACATGTTGGCCAAAAAAGATATGGCCAGCTTGGTTGAAAGCCGTGCTGATCATGTGATTGAAGCCGCAATAAATCTACTCAAGCTCATCCGCGAAAACTACGATGATGATTCAGCTGGCGAGTTAGAACGCCGACTGCTGAACAGCATCCGTGCGCAGGATCCCTCCAAATTCCAACGTGGAGTCCGGAGACTGCGAAATCATGAAAATTAAAGATGTAGAACCCCTAAACGAAGGTCCTTTGGACTTTGCCAAAAAAGTAGCTGGAGCAATAGCTAGCCCTATCAAAACAGCCAGCCAAGCAATGGATCGCAGTGCCGGAAACGCACAACTGGACGATCTAACCAAGCGTATGATGGTCAACTGGCAAGCACAAGTAGCCGCGCAAAACGCCGCAGGCAATCCAATGACTGATCCCAAAATATACCAACAAAAAATGCTCAAGTGGTTCAGTACTGCGGCATTTGGTAAAGACCTGGGTGTGATCACACAAGCAATGGGTCCGCTGCCAGGTGTTGGCGCAGGCCCTGTAAACAACTATCTACGCAAAGCCATTGCACTAAATCAAGCAGGTGAGTTTGAAGGTGGTAGCGGTGGCCCAGCTGGTAATGTTACTCCAGGTGGTGGCAACATAGGCACACCAGGTGGTGGCAACATAGGCACACCAGGTGGTGGCAACATAGGCACACCAGGTGGTGATACAACAGGTAATGTAGCCCAACCAGGTGGCAATGCAGCCCCAGCTACTGCCACAGTTGACCCATCAGCTAAACTATTCAAAGATCCTGCACTGTTCAAAGCAGAGTGGGACAAATACATAGCCGCACAGACACAGCCGTATCAGCTGATATCAGACACCCGCATGGTAGAAGTACTAAAAGACATGTGGATGCGCACAGGTGGTACAAAGGTTGCAGGTAACCAAATGCCAAAAACAACAAACGATAAATTTGGCAATCCGGTTGCGCCAGCAGCCGCACCTGCCAAACCAACTATACAGCAAAAATACTTTAACGAAAGTAAAAAGATTAAAGGGAAACTAGCAAAATGAGATTAGAACAATTTAACAACAAGCAAGGACTGTTTGAATCTCTTGGCCTACGTGACCCGTACTTTGTCAAGTGGGAAAAGGAAATCCATCCTTACTTGATCGAAGCCGCAATGACACCAGACCAGATTCAACAGCTATTTGGTCAAGTTGAAAAGACCAATCGCACTGCACTGGGCAAAGGCATGGATGCAGTGGGTGCGGCCAAAGATAAAATCAGTGACGCATGGTTTAACAAGTTTGGCGGCATGTTACAAAACAGCAAGCCAGTTGAAAAATTTGATGCCAAGTTTGAAGAAATCAAAAGCAAGATTGCTGCCAAGTATCCGGACATTGCCGCCAAGTTGGCCAAGTATGGTGAGTTTGCAAAAAACAGTCCAAACCTACACAAGTTCCTGTTGGCCATTGCTGGCTCTGTTGCTGCCGCACTAGGTGTTGCTGCCGCTGGTGGTATCACCGCAGGCGCACTGGCAGTTGGCACAGGCACAGCCGTTGCAGTGGGCATTGTGAACATTGCTGACCGATTGCTACAAGGACAAAAAGCTTCAACCGCCATTGGCCGTGGAGCCACAGCTGGCCTGGTTGCAGGTATCACTGCCGCAGGTGCTGCCAAACTAGCAGACCTTGGCAAGACCTTGGCTGCACAAATTGGTGTGATGAAAGGCGCCGGCGAAGGCGTGGAAAAATTAAGCATTATTCGTGATGCAGTTGGTACCCCAGGCATGCCAGGATTTGAAGGAGGAATTCAAATTGCTGGTAAAACTGAAGACATAGCAAAACTACGAGACCTATGGGACCAATTTGGAAAACTTGCTTGGGATTACAAACCGGGTACAGATCCTTCTGCGTTATACGGGCCATACAAAGAATTTGCCGGGCTTGTGGCACAGATGAAAGATCCTGCTTATATAGACGGATTACAATTGGTAGCCGCTCAACAACAGCAAGCAATTGAATGGGTCAACAGCGCATTCACAGCAATCAACGGCGCTGCCAATCTTGCTGCCACAGCAGGTGCTGCCACAGCAGGTCAAGCTGCCGCGGGTGCAGGAGAAGCACCTGCTGCTCCAGGAGCACCTGCCCCAACAACACCAACACCAACACCAACACCAGCGCCTACTGCACCTGCGCCCAAGCGTCAAAGTTTGAAACAAAAACTCGCCGCACGTCAAACCAATGAATACATTGATCGTGATCTAACTGTGCGCATGTGGATGCTGAATGAAATGATCAACAAGCCACGTGGTGGCGTTAGACTGACAGAAGCAGGCATTGGGCAAGCACTGGGCAAAGGTGCTAGCTGGCTGGCAAACAAAGCCAAGGGACTCACAACAAAAACAACAGCCGCGGATCTAACAGCCGCATGGCAAGCTGCCGGCAGTCCTACTGACAGTGAAGAAGTTGCCAAAGTATTGCGTGATGCAGGTGTTGGTGATGATATCATTGGTAAAACATTTACAGACATGGGTGTGCCCGCTCCAGGAGCACCTGCTACAGACCCTGCTACAGATGCTAATGTGGCTGCACCTGGTGGTGATACCACAGGTACTGCGGCATTAGGTACCGGACTAATCAAAGACTGGAAGCAACTGCGTGATGTGTTTGAGAAGTTCCAAGACGCAGACGGCAGTATGGTTCCACAAGTGCGTGGTGTGTTACGTGACATCTTGCTCACAGCATTTGCCACAGTGGAAAGCAAGAAGTATGCGGCGTTCCGCAAACTGCTTGAAGCTGATCTACAGAAATCTAAAAAGCGATTGAAATGAAGCACCTACTAGAAGGCGGTAACGCCATACCAACTTCAATTCCAGTAGCCAAAGCAGATGTGGCCGCTGTGGTTGCGGCTGCTAAAAAAGCCATACCTGCAGACTTGCTCAAGCGTATGCAAACAGACATTGGTAGTGCAGGATACAAAATTGAATCTGGCGACATTGATGTCATGGTTGAAGCGGAAGATGTGGTTGCACTGTTCCAAACACAAGCTGACAAAAACCCTGTGCTGAGTGCTAAAAAAGCACTGGAAGCCTACTTTCGCGGCAAGGGCATTGAAGCAAAAACCAATGGCAACAATGTAAGCATTGGCATTCCTTACAAGGGTGCAGTGGCACAAGTTGACGTCATGGTCATACATGACGCCGCATTGGTAGCACCGTATCACCAGCATGGTCCACGTGACAGTTACGCAGATCCTGACTTCAAAGGTCAGCCAATCTTTATTTTAATGAACTCAATTGGCAAAGCCTTGGGCTTGAAGTTTGATGCGTTTGGCGCCAAGCTACTGCGCAGAGAAGACAACACAGTTGTTGCCCGTGACAGAGATGCAGTGGCCAAGGCCCTGCTGAATCCCCGTGCGTCAGGTGAAGATCTCAACTCAGTCAAAAGCATCATGCGAGCACTGGAAAGTGATCCGCAAAAAGAAGCCAAGCTAGCACAAGCACGTGACGACGAAGCCAAAGGATTGATTACCTTGCCCAAGAAACTGGACGAAGGATCACCAACCTGGTTCCGTCAAATGCAAAGCATACTGGCAAGATAAATGAGAGCAACAGAATTCCTGCGTGAAGGTGGTTGGGACAGTACTGTAACGCAAGGTACTGTTATCAAGCCAGCAGTGGTCAAGATTGCACTGGGTGTGGTGCAACAGTTTGTTGCAGACTTCAATAGTTATCTCAAAGCCAAAGGTATTGCACCAGTTGCAATGGGCCGGCCCACAGGTAGCAGTGCGCACCATGAAGCAGACCAAGCAGACAATCCAGACAAGGTCTACGGAGACATTGATCTACAAATGATTGGCCCTGAAATTGAAGGCGCCAGTTACGGACAATTTACCAACTACTGGAACGGACTAGCAGACGAATTTGTCAAAGCACAGAATCCTGGTTATGTACATCCAGGCGAAAGCAAGGTAGGACATCCTATCTTGAAGATAGGCCCAGACGCATACGTGCAAGTGGACTTTATGTGGCATGAAGAAAAAATGCGTGACTGGGGTGCCAGCCGTGTGACGCCAGAACGTGGTGTCAAAGGATCGCTACATGGCAACATGTTCAGTGTGCTGGGCGAACTGTTGGACATGAGCATTCAGCATGCAGGCGTACAGTTGAAAGTGGTAGACAGTCAACGTGTGCCATTTAGCAAACAAAAGGGTACGCAAACGGTGACAGTGAGCACCAACCCGCAGACATTCATTGTTGATGTGTTCCGTTATCTAGCACAACGACAAAAAATAAACGATCCAAAAATTGCACCTCAGCTGAAACAGTTTCCGGGCAATGACACAACAGATGTAAAGATTAGTAAATTGGTCAACGGTATCAAAGGATTTGCAGCCAGCGCACAAATGAACAACATGTTTGGTCAAGGTGATCTAGCTGAGTTTGAGTCTGCACAGGACTTTGTAAACAAGTTTTGGCTCCGCTACCAAGAAAAAGCCATGATTGATGTGGCTGGTAAAAAGCGTGACAAAGCACAAACACCAGATGCTGTTGCACGTGCCAATGCAGACCGTGAGAAGATACTCACTGGACTGGAACAAGTTAAGAAATATTTCGCAGGTTAAATAAGCATATGAAAGCAAAAGAATTTGTAATAGAAGACGCAGAAAAGCTCAAATCCATTGTTACAGGTTTGGTCAAACAAACCGATGACGAAGCATTGTTGCATCGTGTGTACACCACACTAAAATCCAACGACCTTACTTCTCGAATCACGGCAGCATTGAACAAGGACCAAGACGTTGGCAGCATGTTGCAGACCATTGCTCGAGTTATTATTACCACAGAAGGCACTGTGGATGAAAAGATGGCATTTGCTGAAAACTACCCCAATGGGTTTGTTGACGTAGAGCAGTTGTTCAGTAAAAACAAAGTAAACTACAATGTGTTTGTGTCGCAGGGATTTCCGCAACGTGTGTTTGACAACCTAGTGCCTATTATCAAACAAGGTGTGGGTCCTGGTGAACTGGCATTCAGTATCATGAGTCCCAAGATTAGATTCACTGGACAAGAATCCGGTGGCGGCGATCTTCAAGTTGACGGCGTGGGTTTTGTTGAACTCAAAACAGAACAAGTGTCAGGTGGTCGTTGGATCAATCCTCGCAAGGCCAACATGAACATGATGGCTATCAAACAAGCAATTGAAACAGCGTCAGCACAAAAAGTGCCCACACGTATCAATGCCGCAAACTGGATTGCTGTTCGTAACTATATACAACAAAACAACCCCAAGGCACTCAAAGCCCTGTGTCAACTGATTGCAGACAGCACATTTAATCATGTGACCAACAGCATGTATGCCACAGCACTGTTCAAAGGCACTGCCGAAGAAATTAAAGATGCCATCCTTTGGGTGGGATTTTCAAACTACAAATCTTATTCAGGGTTTGACGGCATGTTGATCATGAGTGTGCCAAATCGTACTGCACAGTACTTTACCTTCATCAGTGAGATGGAAGGTCAAATCAAATCAGACACTCCGTATGTGCTGGCACCCGAAGGTGAAATGATGCCCAAGGTAAAAATCATACTATGAAAGCATTTGAATTCCTAACCGAAGGCGCACGTATTGATCATCCTGAAGATCTGATCTTCAGTGACGAAGGTGTGGCTGGCGCACAGCGAGCAATTCAAGCACTAGCTGGATTGCCAAAACAAACAAAAACACTCAGCATCAAGTGGGATGGATTTCCTGCACTGATATTTGGGCGCAATGTAGACGGTCAGCTAATATTATGTGACAAGTACATGTTTGACAAAAAAGATGGCTCAGGGCGTGTGACCAGTCCTGAAGCATTTCGCCAGTATGATGCCAACCGTGGCGCCAGTCGTGGTGATTTGTATTCTAAAATAGATGTGCTGTTCCCTGCGCTAAACAAAATTGTGCCACCGGGCACCAAAGGATTTTACTGGGGCGACTTGTTGTATGTGGGCAAGCCTGATGTACAAAACGGATTCTATACATTCAAACCCAACACAGTGACATACCGTGTGCGAGTAGACAGTCCACTAGGCAAGCGCATTGGCGCCAGCGTGGCCAGCATTGCAGTACACACCATGTTTGCAGACCTTGACGCACCAGATCAACCCTTAGCAGGCATTGGCAACTTGCCTGCAACAGGCCCTGTGGTATTTGTGTCAGGTGACATGCCTGCCGCACCCAAGGTAGCAGTGGACAACAATGCAGTTGGTGCTGCCAATGCAGTGTTAAGCAAGTACTCGCCTGCAATCTCTAAACTAACACAAGACCTAACAGCAATGAAAGCCAAGGGCGTGATCAGTGCCATCAGTCCTTTCATTACTAGCAAGATCAGTGCTGGCAACTTTTCTGGCATGCTGGAAGGCTTTTACAGTTATCTAGCAACCAAGCTGAGTGGTCCTGCACAGGCCAAGCTCTTGGGCAATGCTGACGGTTATCTATACAAAGAAGGCCGTGCTGGACTTGAAGGCATGTTTGCAGTCTGGGTGGCAGTGTACAATCTCAAACTGGCAATCAAACAACAAATTGACGCAGGCCTTGCAGATGCAGATGTGCAAGCATTTACTGGCAACAAACCTGGTCATGAAGGCTATGTGTTTGGTGGCGGACAAAACAAAATTAAACTAGTAGACCGATTGGGATTCACAGCAGCCAACTTGGCCAAGAATGACGCATGAACTTTTTAACTGAACTAACTGAAGCAAGACTGTTTAGATATGAAGGCAACCTAGGCAACAAAACTGCACGTGAACTGGGCGAAATGCTGTTCATGAGCATACTGTGTTTGGAGATGCTGAGATATCTAAACGAACCAGCGGCCCGTGCCTATGCCAGCCAAACTCTGCGCTTCAATGAGTTTGATAAAATGCGCCCCAGCACCACAGACCTGGCCAACTTGATAGCAGTACTAAGCAACCAAGACGATTACTCAGAACAAATTGACGTAGACAAAAAGATCAGCCCACCTGTGCTACAGTTGAGAACATATTTTAGAAACATGATCAACGGTGGTAGTCAGCATGCTCTCAATAGATCCTTGTTGCTCAAGCTAGAAAGCTATCTAGGCATTCAAGCACAGGATCTGCGTCAGGTACGCAGGGTAGTTGGCGACTGGGCAGATCACGATAAAACCCAACATAACCTAGCATTCAAGCAACTTGTACGTGATATCTCTGCTAGATCACCGTTGTTGGACATTCTAACAATGGTCAAATCTCACTACTAACAAATAGTTTTTGGCGCAAGATCATAAATATCTACATGCGCGAAATGCGCTAAACATCTTAGGAGAAATAAAATGGCTTTAGTAACTAGAGTAAACGGAGATGCCCGTTCCGTATTTAACACAGGCTCAGCAACACGTAGTGACGCAAATGCACAACTAATTGCAACAGGTATCGCAGGTCCACTTACCACATTCCGTGTTGAGTGTTCAGGTAACTTGGCAGCACAACTAGGCACCGGCGGTGCAGTTGAAGCTGTTCTAAACGCAATCAGCTCCAACGCATCTGTGTTGGCTTATCAAGTTGATGGCACTGTTGCTGCCGGTGGTCTTGGTGCTCAAATCAGCATCTTGGTCGAGCGCAGTGGTTGGACAAGCAATGCAGCCGCACAATCTGTTGTGCAAGCTCTTGGTACCGTAAATGGTATCGGACTTGG